GCAGATCCAGACGCACTAAGTCTAAAAACAATGATGGACACGGTGCTTGAAAAGGTCTCCGCTGTGTTTACATCATACAACGTGCCTCTACCTGCTCGTTGCTACTGGACTATGGGTTCTCCTGCAATTGACTGTGAGCAGCTGGTAGTTTCGTTTGTTCAGATGTACCTTGGTACACCTGGTGACCAGGCATCAACCCCGCAACGTTGCCACATGCCAAGAACAGCAGTTCTTACTATCTCTATTGCTCGTGAAATCCCAGCGGTTGGCCTAAATGGTCGCCCACCTACAGCAGAAAAGATCGAGCAAGGTTCATACCTTTCAGCGATTGATGCCTGGGTACTTATGGACTCGATGAAACAATTTGATCCTTGGGACGACACGAGTCTAGGTATTGGCGTTATTGCAACTGTTGATGCGGCTACCGCTGAAGGTGGCTTTCAAGTTGTAAACATGCAGATCTCGATGGTGGTTCCATAATGGCTGACGTAAAGGTAATTCTTTATCCTGGCCCAATGGACATGATGCTTAAGAGTCCTGTAGGAGAGGTTGGACGCTACCTTGCAGGTCGTGCTCGACTTATTGTCGTTGGCGCAAGAGCGCAGGTAGGAAAGAAAACTGGAAAACTTCAAGGATCAATTCATAGTCGACAAAGTAGAACTGCCTATGGCCAGATGGCCTGGATCGGTTCTACAGTTGAGTATGCTCTTGCACACCATGAAGGAACTAAGCCTCATATTATTAAACCTAATAAGGCTAAGGCACTTAGATTTACAGCTGGCAGCCGAGTAATTTATTCTCGAGCTGTGATGCACCCAGGTACTCGTGCAAACAGGTACCTGAAAGACCAGTTGTATATTGCACTACTTTGATAAAATAAACTAGAGACAAATGTCTCAAGACACACGAGAAAAGAGAAATAAGTGACTAATAGATTCAAGGACTTCGGCAACGGAAACGCCGTTGACGCTAAACCGTTATCATTCAAACTTCATGATGAGGAGTTTCACTGCGTGCCAAGCCTGCAGGGAAAGATTCTGCTTAATCTTGTTGTAGATTCTTCCTCTGAGGACACTACAGCTGCGGCGCAGGTAATTACCTCGTTCTTTGAGCATGTGCTGCTTGATGAGAGCAACGTTCGCTTTCAGGCCCTTCTAGTTGATAAGAACAAGATTGTCTCAGTTGAGACTCTAGGCGAGATCACCGGCTGGCTAGTAGAAGAGTACACAAACCGCCCGGAACCGCAGCCAGAGCTCTCCTCTCCTGGGCAGTAGACCTCTGGTATTACGTGAACGGAAAAGCATTGGTAAGCGGACTTCAACTAGCAAGCATGCCAGCAAGTGACATGTTAGACGTTATTCACTATTTCTTTGAAGACGATCTAAACTACTCAACTGCTGAGCAGGCTGAGGCTAGGGACAAGACTCGTGACTCGCTTTATGCAGAGCTGTATAACAGCACGTATAGATACAGTCGCCAAACCTCTAGCGGAACGTACATACCTTCATCTGAGGATGACGCAGACGCTACTGAGGAAAAAATGCCTGAACCGTTCAACCCAGCACAAAGGACTAAGGCTTACGTTGCGCCAACTAACGTTGATGCAGATGCAATAAAGCCTTTTGGAAATCTTCTAGACGCACCAATGGAACACTGAAGTAAGCAACGAGATTAGAGAGGAGGTGAGAGAGTGGCATTAGTAGGCGAGGCGCATATAGTCGTCCGTGCTATCACAAGCAAGGTAGCAGGCGACATTAAAAGTGGTTTTAGCGGGCTTGGCTCTGTTGGAGATAGAGCTGGAGCTGACGTTGGAAGAAGCTTTAGCAAAGGCTTTGCAAAAAACAACAAGAGCATCTTCGATAGTGCGTTTATTACAAAAGCACTAGCAGCAAATAAGCAGCTTGTAAGTCTTACACGAACAGGTAGAACTGTTGGAACTACACTCTCTGCCCTTGTCTCTAGCGTGGGATCTCTTGCAGGTGGACTTGTCTCACTCGGCGCTGCCGCGCTGTCTGCAGGACCTTCTCTTGTTGCACTAGGCGGAATCTTTGCAGCTATTGGCATCGGTGCAATAACTGCCAAACTAGCTTTAGGTGGAGTAGGCGCGGCTGTAGGTAAGCTTAATAAACAAAAGACGCAGGCGGCAAAGGACGACACCGCTGCAAAACGTCGTGTATTTGATGCTGAAAAGGCACTAGCGCTTGTCATTGAGAAAAATGGAGAAGCTGCAAAACAGTACGATGCTGACCTTGAAGAATCAAAGAAGAAAGTAACAGAAGCTCAGCTTGAGTACAACGACGCAGTAAAACAAGGAAACGAAGAGCTTCAGCAGCTTGGCTTTGACGCAGAGGACGCAGCGCTTGCTGAAAAGAAGGCCGCCCTTGAGCTTGAGAAAGCTCGTGAAACACTGCAGCGCACTCAAGACCTTCCTCCTAACTCACGCGCGCGCAAGGAGGCTGAACTTGCATATGCGCAAGCAGAACTTGCCTTGCGTAAGGCAAAGGACTCCAACTCAGATCTTGCAGCAGAGCAGGACCGTCTTTCAAAGACAGGTGTTAAAGGCACAGAAGTTGTTATTAGGGCACAGGAAAAACTCAATGATGCGACGGAATCTCAAAAGAAACTAGAGCTCGAAAGAGTAAAGGAAGTTCGTGATGGCACTCGCTCTGAAGTAGATGCTACCTTAGACTTAACAAGAGCAAAGGAAGATCTTGCAAAGGTTCAGTCCCCAGACGATGCTGCAGGCGCTGATCCTCTTGAAGGTTTAACAGAATCACAAAAAGCATTTGCGACATTCCTCTCTACGCTAAAGCCGCAGGTTGATGAGATTAAGGAAGCTGCAGCAGGAGCATTTCTTCCTAAGCTGCAAGAAGGCATTGAGATTGTTGCAGAAAAGGGATTCCCTGTAATTAAACAAGGTGTTACAGAGGTTGGAGACGCTCTAGGAAATGCGTCAATCACAATTGCAAAAGCTATTACCGAGTCTGGAAACCTAGATGATCTTGCTACTGCCTTTACAAACGCAGCGGCATCAATTGAGACTCTTGGCAAAATCATTGGAAATCTTTGGGGTGTGTTCCTTGGAGTACTTAAGGCTGTCAACCCTCTTGTTGAAAAGTTTCTTGGCTGGCTAGAAAAAGTAACAGCTAAGTGGGAAGCAACGCTTGATACTGAAAAGGGAATGACAGATCTTACCAACTTCTTTAATGAGGCTGGTCGCGTCGCCGGTGAAATTGGAACAATCATCGGTAACATTGCTAAAGGTCTTGGAAACATCATCAAGGCAAACACCGGTCCTGGCACAGGTGGCCAGATCATGCTTGACTACTTTAGAGATATTACACAGGCATTTAAGGATTTCTCTGGCTCAGACAGCGGGCAAAAACAACTAAAGGAGTACTTTGCAGATGTTGCAGAGAACTCAAAGGCAATTCTTAGTGGTGTTGGCGCATTTGTTAAGGAAATTCTTAAGGCTGGCGCAGACCCAAACGTTAAGATTTTCTGGGACACGCTAAAACAAGGTGCTCCAATCTTTGGAGAAATTCTTAAGTCATCTAACGAAGCCTTGCCTTCCCTTGCCACCTTGATTGTTAAAATTCTTAAGATTGTTCAGATATTTACAGACTCCGGCGCAATCATTGTGTTCTTTGACACTCTGTCAAAGGCAGCGGACGTTGTTATTAAGGTGTTTGAGAATCCAGTAGTCAACGCCATCGTTGAAAACGTTGGAAAAATACTTGCGTTCTTCTCAGCAGTCGGCCTTATCTTTACTGCACTTAAGTTTGGTGTTCTGGCTGTCTCGGGTGGAATTGCTAAAATTGGAATTGGAATAAGTAAAGGAATTGGAATTGTTAAGGATCCGTTTGGCGCTCTAAGATCAGGCTCGTCAAAAACACGCACTGAACTTCAAAAGCAGATGGTTATTGACAAGCAAAAGCAGGCTGCTATGGGAGCAGTCGGCACCGCTGGACAAAGCGCTGCTGGTGGGATTAGAGCAGCAGGAACTGCGTCTGCAGGTGCGGTAGCTCCAATGGCAAACGCGTCAAGGTCTGCTGGAATTCTTGCCGGAGCTAAGCGCGGTCTTGGTGTTGCTGCAACAGCAGCAGGCCGTGGGCTTGCAGCAGCAGGCCGTGGGCTTGCAGCGTTTGGTGGACCTATCGGTATTCTTCTTCTTGTTCTGCCTCTTATCATTCAGAACTGGGACAAGATCGTCGCGTTCTTTAAGGAACTGCCAGGGAAGTTAAAAGAGATATTTACCAAGGTGTGGGACGCTGCCGTAGAGGCACTTCCACAGATCTGGGACAAGATTAAGGAAGTTGTTGGAAACGTAATCGGCTGGCTAAAGGAAAACTGGCCACTTATTCTTGCGATACTTACTGGACCATTTGGTCTTTTGGTTCTTGCGATTGTTAAGAACTGGGATGAGATTCTTGAGTTTATTAAAGGCATTGGCGCGAAGCTAGCAGAGGTTGGTGCTAAGATTTGGGACTGGATTGTTGACACATTTAAGAAGGCTGTTGAGCTTTACATCGCAGCGTGGAGTGCAATCTTTGACTTTATTAAGGACGTAGGTAAAACTCTTCTTGAAAAGGGCAAGGCCATCTGGGATTGGATTGTCGATACATTTAAGCTTGCAGTAGATCTCTACATTGGAGCATGGACTGCTATCTTTGATTTTATTGCAGGTGTAGGTAAAACTCTCCTTGAAAAAGGCGCTAAGATCTGGGACTGGATAGTTGACGTATTCATCACTGCCAAGGATAACTTTATTGCTAACTGGACTGCCATCTTTACGTTTATTGGCGAGCTAGCAGGAAAGCTAAAGACTGCAGGTCTTAAGATCTGGGACTGGATAACAGAAAAGCTAGTTGATGCCTTTACTAGTATCAAGACTAAGTTCACAGAAATTGTTACATGGGTCACTGGCCTACCAGCTCGTATTAAAACTGCTGCTGCTGGCTTATGGGACGGGTTAAAAGATTCATTTAAGAGCGCGATAAACTTTATTATCGGTAAGTGGAATTC